AATTCTGGTATGATTTTTTTGTTTTTAACTTTAAAGTTTGCCATAGATTAATCCCATTTATTTAGTAATAAATATCAAAAAATTTAATTTTTAATCCGTGGGTCGTTAGATTGTCTTACCGCGTCATCGTATTGTTTTTGTTCGGTTTCTTTTGCTTTTATTAATTTATCCGCATAAAACCTACGAAGCGGTAAAGGCATATTGTAAAGTTCAGTGTGATTGAACCCATTTCCATAGTATGCTATGTTGAAGAGTTCTTCGTGGATGGCCGCCCTATTCTCCGGCGGCTGGCCAAAAAAAGTCAATCCCTAAAGGAATTCCGACCTGAGATGTATTTCCGTTCCCACTTGTATAATTAAAAGTTAAATCTATGTCTGGTGTGATAGTCTGAACATATTTACGATATTCTCTTGCGTCGATTGCTAAAAATTCATTATCAACGAAATTATCAATTGTTTTTTGTTCTGTGTTTTCATCAATAGATGTTATTTGATATTTTAATCTGGTTGTTACTTCACTTGAGACACCAGTTATTTTTTCTGCTTTTTCTAATGATTTAAGTATTTCATTAATTTCCATCTCATCTTTATGAGTTAGAAGTTTAAAACCAATTTTTCTTTTTGAATTTGGTAATTCATATTCAAAATTATTACCATTAGTTAATAATGATTCATCAATTTTCTTGTGGTCTAATTTACTTAAATCGATTACGGTTTCTACTTCCTCACCTGTTTCTGGGTCCATAATCATCACATCATAGTTTTGTCCGTATCCTAAAACACGAGTTCCAACCATTAGTGCGTTTTTATCACCGATTAGTAAGTCATCTAACTTTACTCCTGGTGTTGCGATAACACTTTGTAATAATCTTTCAATCACTACTCCCTGTGTAATAAGGTTTTGAGATGTCAATATATCTTCTTCTTTTGCTGTCATATATTTTACATCGATTGTTCCACTACGCAAAGGACTATCTTCGGGATACAATAATCCCTTTGAAGGTAAAGATAGAACTTCAGTAGGAAATCCATACTGATTCTCAGCCATTTTTACTCCTTGGTTAATTAAGAATTAATAACTTATTTTTTTAAAACTTTTTCTGCACCTGCGATACCGAAACTACCTAATGTAGTGAATAGGAAAGAATTGTATACCACATCATTGATAACTAAATCTTTACCCATAAGTCCGGTAACAACATCTGCAAATGCAAATAAGACCATTACTGTGAATGCACCGAAACCAATTATTGATTTCTCGTTGTATTCATTATTGTCTTTAAATATTGCCCACATAACTTTTCTCCTTAGAATTGTAATACTGCGTAGTCATATTGTAGAGTAAGTGCGATATCTGCTACTTCTGATGATGCGAAATCTAATTCATTAAAGTTTGCTTCTGTGATGAATGCTCCTTTTAATGTCCACTCTTCTACTTTATCTCCTACTGGACCCAATACATTAAATGTAATATCTTTTTTGTAGAAATCAGAATATCCGTCACGACCTGTTACTGACTCGTGATGTAATCTAATCCACTCTATTACTGATTGTGCTCCTGATGGAACGATTGGGTCATATAAAGTGATACTAATAGGTTGCCAAGTTGCCTTACCCTTAACATATCTTTTTGTATTGATATGGTCAAGTGTTACGGTTTCAAATTGAACTGCTGGTCTTGCCATTGTTTTAACTAAAAACGCTGGAATTCCGTCTATATTCATAATAAACCTATTTTTTAGTTTAGGTTCAAATGGTGTAAAAAATATATCGTTTGGGTCTACTAATGCCACTTTATTTCTCCTATAATTTAACTCAGTAATAAATATAAGGAAATTAAAAAAAGTGTTGTGTTATAGACATATCTTTTTAGAAGTTTTTTAGAAGTTTTTACTTGACATTGTCATTTATTCATTGTATATTATAGTATGATTGATGAGATAATATGTGAAGAGTGTGGTGTTGAAATAGACGGCTTTTTCCTTTGTGATGATTGCGAAGAAGAAGTTTATGAAAGAGATAACCACACAGACGACGAAAATTAATTAAAAAAAGACTTGACATTTACAAATAGTATTTGTATATTATAGTGTTATGATAATGATAAAGGAAAACGAAATGATTGAAAATACAACGATTGAAACAAGGAATTATGAAGATGCTTTGGTAACGAGACAAATACCAAATCATTATGGGTATTACAATGATGCTGGTGAGTATGTAGAAAATGGAACTCATACCATTACTCATTATAGATATGCTCATAATCCTATGGAATTATATGAAGCTAATCAAAATCAAGAACCTATTAGGTTGGAAGATTATGAAGCTCCTTATTTTGAACAAGCTAATTACAAGGGTATTCCTATGGAATTTAGGTTTAATCCGACTATTAGAAATTTAATGATGACTGGTAATTTTAGAATTAAGTATCGTGGTGGTAGCAAACCACAATATGGTTTTGTGAGAAATCAACACAATACATTGGCAGAATACGCTGATACATTTGCTATTTATCCTAAGTAATTAGATTCGTGGGTTTTCGGTGACTACATATTTGGAACCGAGTGGGTTATGTAGAGTTTCACGATTTAGAAACAACCCTTGTGAGTTAGGTGGTTAAACTCTCAATTTTTTTCTCCATTATCATAACAAAAAACCCCCAATTTCTTGGGGGTTTTTCTACATTTTTGATATAAAATAGTTTCTTTCACCTATTATTCTGGGAATGCTGCTCCTGTTGGTTGAACTACAAAGTCCAATACGATGAACTCAGCTGTTCTTGTAGGTTGAATGAAGATTTGACCAACTAATTGGTTTCTATCTACAACATCTGGTGTGTTGTTTGAATCATCCATTACTACTCTGAATGCTGTTAGTCCTGAATTTGATTGAACTTGTTCAAGGAATGGATTCACAATATTTAGGAATCTGTTTCTTAGTGCGTCAGTATTTTGTTCAAATACTAAGAACTTAGAAGTAGATGCGATGAACTTTCTCAAGTTAATCAACAATCTTCTTACATTGATTCTGTCTAATGCACTTGGTTTTCCTTGTAGAGTTTTCTGTCCAAACACTACTACACCTTGACCTGGGAAAGATGCGATAGGATTAATACGATTTTCGTATAAGTCGTCTCTTTCTGCGTTGGTTAGTCTTGTTTCGGCTTCTAATACCTCTGTTAACCCACCACGATTTAAACCTGCTGGTGCGAACCACTCTTGTCCAATTCTATCATTGTTTGCGTAAACACCTGGTAGAACTACTGAAGGTGGAACCCAAGTTGGTTTGTTTTTCACACTATCCAAGACTTTAACCCAAGGATAATATGTTCCGACATAATTCGTGTCAAGAGTTTTAACATTGTTTATTGCTTGTTGAATTGTTGCACCATATGGTGAACCATCCATAATATAGAATGCGTCTGCTCTATCTTCAATCTTGTCGATTGCGTGATTTGTTACTTGTGAGTGTAATGAGTGAATAATACCTGGTGTAGACAACAAGTTAATATCAAACTCATCTGGATTAGATATTGCGTTAATAGCTCTTTTATACACTACTGAACCACTTGCACTTGAGTCTGTAAAATCAAACCCTTGTGAATTGTTTGCTGTAATGTTAGTTCCAGTTTTTCTATCTGTTGCTGGATTGTCTCCATCAAAACCACCCTGTAAAGGAACTACAAACTTTCTTTGTTGGAAAGCTGAGTTCGTTAAGGTAAGTGGAGTTGAACCATTTGCGTAAGTTGAACCTAATACTGATGCGTCATCATTACCATATGAATCTTCTAAACTCATCGTAATATTAGAACCAGTATCTGAAGCGACTAATGTTTTCATTAATGGTGCTAAATATTGTTTGTTATCTGTTTTTGCAAAGTTAAATCCATAGTATACATTTCTGTCAAATGTTCCTCTTGAATTTAATTGACCTTGTCCAGATACCGTACCAACAAAACTTGCTGTTGGTATTGTCATCGAACCACTTGCGATAGTGTCTAATGCAGGTCTGTTTGGATTATTAACTTCTGCAAAACCCATAGGAACTAATTCTTTTGCTATTCCCTCTAAGTTTGAGAAATCTGAAACATAGATATATTTAGATTGATTTGGATAATCACCATTATAAGTTAATTTTCCATTTGAATCTATTGTTACATATCTATCACCGATTACTCTTGGTAAATAATTTGTAGAGTCTTCATCTAAACTAATGTTTTGGAAGTTCTCTAAAATTGTTCCATCATCTGTTTCACCTGGATTATTAACAATCACTTGTAAACTAAATGAACCATAGTCTGAACCTGGAACATCTGCTGCCGGTTTAACATCAGAAATACCGATTTTGTATTTTGAATTGATGTTAGTTCCGTGTGAAAGAGTATTTACTTTAAATAAGTTTGTTCTTTCAGAGTTTACCAATTGTGATTGAATGAAAGGTGTTGATGCTACCGAGTAGTCTGTTGAAAAGTCTTCATTAGAACCACTCGAAAGAGTTATAGTACTTTTTAGTGTTGTTGAACCAGAAATATTATTAGCTACTTCTGGAAATATTGAATATAAATATACTGGTTCATTAGTGTCTTGCGCGTCTTCACTAAATACTTTACCAATATAATTTGCTGAACTTGAATCAAATGTTAGTGAATAATCTTTTGTAGCTCCTGAACCATCATTTAACGTTAAAGTAAATGTTGGTTGGGCAGTAGTGGTTGTCCCACCATCCGTTACTGAAATGGATGCACTTGTTGGTCCTGCCAAACTAAAGGTATCTGAATCAGATGCTCCTTTTGAAGGTTTAAGAGTTGCTATTAATTTGTGCCCCTCTGAAGAACCACTTAAACCAAGTGCTACTACATCATTTTTATATCCACCTATATTTAAAACACGAACAATTGTTACTGTTCCTGCACTACGAAGATATTGTTTCGCAGTGAAAGGAACATAGAAGTCTTGGTTTTCTTTACCAAAGATTTCTTCAAACTCACCAAATGAATTTATGATTGTTGGAACAAATGCTGGACCCATTTCTGTTGGTCCGATTAAAGCTGCTCCAATATCTGAAATTCCCTGTGGTAAGAAAGATAAATCTTTTTCTCGTGTAAATACACCAGGACTTACGATTCTTTCTGCCATTATGTTTCTCCTAATTAGGTTATATCGTAAGTATAAATATCATTTAAAAAACTCAAAATATACCCGTGATAGTAATTTTTTTATTTGTTAGGTGTAAAAACACCTGACACTGGGTCAATTTGACCTTGCCCATATTTTTCATTTAAAGAATTAACTAAATTCACTTCTAATTGTGTTAAAGTTGTGTATTCAGTTTCTAAACGAATCTTTTCATTAGATATATTATCTAAGGTTTTTTCCGTTTGCATTCTTGAAATCTCTAAATCACCCAATCCTTTACGAATATTTTCGTAACCAGTTTGAATCTCACTGATTGATAAAAGTTCTTCTTGAGTTAATTTAATTTCTTTTGATTTTTTTGCCATTATAACTCCTGTTTGGTTTAGTAATAAATATCAAATTATTTGTTCAAACAATCACAATTCTTTTCTATATCTTCAACTTTTTTGTTTAGTTCTTTGATTGATTCTATTAATAATGGAACTATTTTTTCATACTTTACTGCTTTGTATCCAGTATCTCTTGTTTTGACTAATTGTGGTAAAACCTCTTCTATCTCTTGTGCTATGACTCCAACATCATTTCCTTCATAAGTGTCTTGTTTGTCATTCCAGTCAAATGTATAACCACCAATTTGATTTAATTTCCATAATGGTTCTGTGATTGGTGTAATGTTGTCTTTAAGTCTTTCGTCTGATGAACCGAATGCAATAACGTCTCCACTTGCTTCTATTTGAGAACCTGATATGTTTTTTAAGAATTGTGCATTACCACCATTTGCTACATCAAATGACAACATATCAATTTCACTACCACCATCATTTCCTCGTAGAGTAAATGATGCATT